CTGCTGGTCATTGAAAGCATCAATAGTGCCGCCGTTAGCTCGTGCGTAGGTTGGAAATCATCAAGTGTTTGAGGATTATCAAGAGCCTTTTTCTTGCGCTCGGCTTCCTGCTCACGCTCGATTGCTTGTTGTTTTCGTTTCTCAGCAAGCTTGTTGTAGTCAGCATCACTCATTTCAGAAAGAATGTTGCGCATAGCTGAAGGTGATTTAACTACAAACATTCCACCATCAGACTGAATAGCAGCAAACTGGTTGCCGATATCTTTAACCGCTCGCTTAACTAGATCGTCTTTACGCAAGCTTGTATCAATCCATTGGCCCATTTGAGCAAAGAAATTGCCGATAGCTGGCTTCGTGAATTGGCTAAATTCTTCCTCTAAAGCCGGAACATCATCAATGTAGTTATCGATCAGCTCAATAGCCTCTTCCTTGGTGTACTCGCCACTTTGAAGCGCGTTGATAGCTTTTAGATATTCACGCGCTCCACTTGGGCGAGAACGGCCTTTTTTAGCTTTAGACGCATCAGTTTCGTTGCTGGTGGCCTTGCTAGATTTTAGTTTGCTTCCTTTTGGTGGCGTTGGCTCTGGCTTCTCGTCACTCAGATAGCTTTTTGCCAAGTCGATTGCTTTTTGGCGATCTGATTGATATTGGCTAGTGATCCAATTGCTGAATGAATACAAGTCGTGCGTATCCGCGCCAGCTTCTTCCATTGCTTTAGATACTGCTTTCCAAGCTGGTTCTAACTCGTAGCTCTTGACGCGATAAGTTGGGTTTTCTGCGTACTTATCTGATACAGCTTGAAGAGTATCAATGAGCGAAGGCTCTTGCTTATCTGCTTTTGTATTGGTTTTGCGCTCTTCTAATTTGGCAATATCACCTTCTAGTCTATTGATTAGTAGGCGCATGGCTTCGCCGTTCTCACCATTAGCAATACGAGCTTTGTAGTGAGCGATCTCAGCTTGTTTGTAGTTGATTAGCGCATCCAGCTCTTCAACGGTTGGATTAGACAAATCTTTAAATGGAGGAACCTTGGCCGGAATCTCTGGAATTTCCACATCGGAATCCGCATCTTCACCAAAATCTAGGTTCAAATCTTCCCAAGAGTTGGCGTCTAGGTGGCCTTGGTTTTCGTTGATAAACTTATCCCAAACCGCTTCGTTACCGCCTTTCGCTCGGTACTCTTTCCAGACTTCACCAAGCTCGTTGTAAGCATCTTGTTTGGCTTTTTCTGCTGTTCTTAGTCGGCTTTGTGCTGCTTTAACTCGTGGATGTGCCATATCAACACCACTACGATCCGTAGAATGTTGCATTTCAACTTCATCTAAGTTCTCTTGAGCTGCTTCAACTTTCTTTTGAGCTGTCGAGATTTTAGAGAGTTTGCCCTTAGCTTTACGGCTGATTGTGGCCGGAATCGCTTTTAATTGTGTAGGTTTGTTCTCAGCTTTTTTCGCCGTAGAGTCGCGCTCTGACTTCACTCGTTCAGATAAGTGGCGATCAGCATAATCACGCAGATACTTATCAAACTCTTTATGCTGTGAAGAAGTTAGATCGGCACCCTTTTTAATTCCGTTTTCGTCTCGGAACTCCGCAATACGATGAGTGATCCAAGACATATAGCCAGCATTGCTATTGATAGCTTCAAGCTCTTCCGCTTCCAAAGTATCTAAGTACGCTTGATAACGTGGGTTATCTGCCTTACCTGTTTTTGCTTTAGCAAAGCGTTCTTTTGCAATTGTCTGATTTACGTCTTTAGCTTTCTCTGGAGTGGTAATGCCTCGACGCTCAGACTCAAGCTCTGAACGTAACCATTTAAGATCCTCAGTAGTGCCTTTGCCGTCTTTGATTTTGTTTAGACGACCTAAACGAGCGGTAGCGCGTTGGCGAGAAAGGTCACTGTCACTTGCTTGGTATGCCTTCTTAGCGTCGGAAATCTCGCGATCCAAACCTTCCAGCTCTTCATCACTAAGTAGTGCGTCATATTTTGATAAGCGAGTTTTCAGAACGTCACCAAAGCGGAGCAAATCACCTAGCTTGCCAGTAAAGTAAATCTTGCCTGCTGAATTGATATATTCCGCAGCATCTTGCAAAACATTCATTTGTTCAGGCGTAGGCATTTGACCGCGATCAAGGCGTTGCTCAACACTAGGCCAAATATCAACGGCTTTCGCTGTCTTTTCGCGTTCTTCGACTAAAAGTGATTGGTCAACAACACCTTTGCTTTGGGCTTTTTCTGCTTCGCTCTGAAGGTAAGATTCATTGCTTTTTACAATAAGGCTTACATATTTATCCGCTGCTTGATTAGCTTTTCCAATAGCATCCATCAAGCGCATATCGCTACCTTTGCCATAGTCAAAAGTAGTAACCGGTTCCTCTTGTTCCGCTAGTCGGATTTGTACCTGTTTAAGCTCTTTATCTTGAGTGACGTAAACCGATCTCTCGCCAATAGTTGCGTTCCACTTTTCGACTTTAGGCGTCAACGTTGTGGTATTACCGCTGCGCTTAACGTCCACTCCATCAATACCTTGACCTATTTTAAGGGTAGGTTTCTTGGCTTTTTTGCTATCAGCTTGAGCGTTTACTTCTTTGTCCAACCAGTTCAGATCATCTTTTGTACCCTTGCCTTCCAAGATGTTCTTGATGCGTTGTTCACGGTTAACTTTCTGACGGCCTTTGATTGCGATTTCAGCTTGAGCTTTACCAAGTTGACGGCCAAGCTCTGAACGTTTTGCAGCTTCACCAGATTGGTAAACATACTCGTCGCCAGTCTGTGGCAACTCTTCACTGTATGACTCAACCTCTTCACTGTATGACTCAACCTCTTGAGACTCGTGCTTATCAAATTTCTTTTGAATACGAGCATTGCGATTAGGTTGGCGCTGTTCGACCTCTTGGATTGATGCGGAAATAGGCTCTTGAGCAACTATATAAGGCGCACGATAACGCTCCTGCTCTGTTTCTACAGGATTTAGGTCATATTCATTCGCTAGCTTGGTGAATCGCTCATCACGATTAACGTCTTTAGGATTAACGTCAGACCATCGATCAAACTCAACTTGTGGCGCGTCATAAACTCGTTGATTCTCGATACCCGTTGCTAACGGAGTAACGTCACGCTCACCGTTTGGTTGATGTCCACCAGCAAACGAGTTGGTTTGAGCTTGTTGTCTCATACCTTGAAGAACACGCGCCTGATTACGTTGAAACTCTGGCGTTTCCTCAACGTTTGGTTGATAGCCATTGGTTCGAATGCCGCGATTCTCAAGTTGCTGTTGAGCATTGCGCTCTTGAGCTTGCTGATCACGCAGAAAACTCTCTTCATCAGTTGGGCGTAACTGATCGACTTGTTTTAGCTCTTCGGAGTTAATGACACGCTGCAAAGCGCTGATCGCTTGATCTTGGCTCATGCTTCCGTCACGACGCGCTTTTGCAATCTGAAGCACTGCTGCTGGCGAGATTTCCATGGCGCGTTGCAAGCCTTGTTTAAAGTTTTCGTCTTGCGCTGCAATTTCATCGACAAAACCAAGCTCACCACGTTGAATTGATTGGCTCAATTCAAACTTATCTCGTTGAGCATCTTGAGAATGGTATAGCTCTGAATCTGCCATTACTTCGCCAGTTTCAGGATCAAACATTTCTGCCTGAGCAACTTCAACATCAACTGGTGATTTTTGTTTCTGTCCAATAGCATTCAAGAACTCATTGTAAATTGAATTCATTGAACGCTGCGCCGCTTGACGTTCTTCAATGGATAGATCTGTATTAAGTGTTGCCAAGTAACGGCTCATGTCTTGACGCAATTGCTTCGCGTAATCATTGCCTCGGTCTTGTTTTTCCCAAGTTTTGATTGCGCTGACAGCTTGCTGGCCGTCACGGATTAGATCGGCATGATTGTCTGAAGAGAACAGATTAACAGGCGCTTGCTCTTGCTGTTTTGCAGCTTCAGAAATTGGTTGTTGTGGTTGCGCTTGCTGTGGCTGTACTGGTTCCGGCTGTTGTGGCTCAACACTTTGTTGTGCTTCCGCTTGATCTTCCGTTGCGTGACGCTCTGCTGCTGGTGGCACTTTACCCATTGCAGCACCTAACGCTTGATGTGCTAAAGCCGTAGATTCGTTAGCATCAAAGCCCATAGAAAGAGCGCGGTTCTCAATCTTCGGTCTTAGAAGAGCCTCAATCTCTTGATCTGTTTTACCAACCGAGCGCAATTGCGAAATCACTTCTGGATTGATCGCTTGTTCAATCTTGGTTTCAAAGTTACGACGACGGTAACGACCAGCCACACCACTAGGCGCACCAAAACCACCACCGATCAAACCACCGACTAAACCAGACTCAAGCGCAGCCGCGCCAACACCTTCGGAGTTGTCGCCTTCAACATCCATCTTTTCGTTGGTATGAACGTTAGAGCGGTATTGTTCAACGCCACCTTGTACGGCCTCGGTGCCACCTTCAGCAAGTACACCTTTACCAATAGCACCTTTGATTGTTTTGCCTAAACTACCTTTTAGCAGTTTAACCATGGCCTGATCACCTACCGTTTCACCGATCAGGTTGACCATGCCTAGAGTAAGGTCGGTTTTAATCGAATCTCCAACCTCTTGGGCCAATCGAGTACGAGCGTTGTTTAGCGCCTCTTCATCAGAGATATTTTTATCCGCTTCTTCGGCCACATAACGCTTGAACTGTGGAGAGTCCATTAATTCGTGATAAGGAATGTTCTCGATTTCTCGTTGAACATTTAAGGCTTGACCACCGTTACCAGCCGCCAAGTTTAGAAGTGCGTTAGTACCGACATTGGCACCTTGGGACACCGCAGCGCTTCGACCTGCCATTGACGCTGCTTTACCTGCTGCACCTGCTGGCAACATGGTTACAGCCATACCACCAAGCACATTAGATGCTGTGCCTAACCATGTACGCCAATCTTTAGCACCTTCGCCAAAGCTCATATCATCATTGATGATATCTTTCGCCATGGCTTCGCGCATTTCAGGCGATAAGGTTTCGTATTGCTCATTAGCCCAATTCTCTAATGAGCTTGCTGCCTTTTCTGCACCAACGAAATTCGCAGCACCAGCCAAAGTTTGCAAAGCGCCTTGTTGAGCCATATCAACAACGTCACCAAACGTTGATGTGTTTTGATTGCGTTCCCTTTCCTCAACTAGACGCATCGCCTCTCTGAAATCCATCGGTATCCCCTCTTATTCTGCATAGGAAATAGACAGGGGAAGTATAACCCCAACCGCACCGATTGGGGATTTTTGTTTACGTTCGATGAATTAACGATTAGCCAAACCTAATGCCATGTAGCGTGCGGCTGGTGGCGCATTTTTACGCTGCTCTTCTACTCGTTGAGCCTGAGTTTTTAAGTTATCTCTGGCGTTACTTGTTAGCTTATCGGCTGCGCTATAAAAGCCACTATAGTTAAGCCAATCCATTGCCTGTTGTTGTTCTTCAGGACTCAAGTTCGCTGCCTTAATTGCTGCAAGCTTTTCTTGATAAGTTCCATCAGAGTTTAGGATTTCCTCTCGTAAAGCCTCTAACTCGCCTTGATTTGACGGTTCACCTTCTGTCTGTCCGGCGGCCTTCTTCTCGCTATTGGTGAACTCTTGAGACTCGCTTATCAGCGTTTCATTAGATGGCTTTTTCTTGATGATATCTTTACTTTTAATCATCTCTTGAATAGCCTTATTTACCTGATCAGGCGTCGCGGCTGGGTTTTCCATTAGATAAGACTGAAGTTGCGCTTTGCTGCCCGCTTTGAACTCATAATCAGGATATGACTCAACAAACGCTTGCGCTCGTTTTCTTGCCATATTTTGCGCTTGTTCCTTGGTTAAATATTGAGGATCATAACCTGTTAGTGGCAAATACATCATCGTATGACGCTCTAGTGCCTTCTCCCTTTCTCGATTCAAGCGATCAATTTCGGCCTGATAATCTTGTTCCTTATCGAACATATTGCGGTCAAGTTTGGCAATCTGTTCATCATACTTACTATTAATTCCGTTTTGTTCAGATAGCTGTTGCTTCGCCAATTGAGCCATTGAAGAAGATGAACCACTAGAGCCAGATCGACTAGAACGGCCTGAGCGACCACCATATACAACATTGCCATTTTCATCGAAGTTCAGAGATCGACCTGTTTGAAGTTGACGCCAGTTGTTTAACTCTTCACGGTTCAAATGCTGACGAGTATCAATCATGGTTTTCATTCGGTTACTAAACTCCGACAACGGCACAACTAAGATATTGTCATCTGGTTTGCTTGTTCGGTTTTGAGTAACCGGAACTGTGACAGTTTTGCCATTATCAAGAGTTAGATCTTGCTCAATAACTGCCCCACCGCCTTGAGTGATTCGAACTGCCGAAACTTTTCTCTCAACTATTTGATGTTGCTTACCATCCTTATCCGTGTAGATCGTAGGTAAACCTTTTGCCTTGGTGATTTCAGGCATTAATGTTTCCACTGCATTGATCAACATTGGGTCATTTTCTGCTGGCATTTCACCTTGTGCCATTTTATTGAACAAAGTCGCCGCCTCACCTAAAGCCTTGCCAGCATCACTACCAAGAATGTTGTTCACATCAAATTGAGGGTTTTTAGCTACATAATCTGCAAACTCCGGCGTCTCCATTAAGGAAAAATCGCCGCTGGCAATCGCCTTATCAATCGCTGGAAGGAAGATTGTTTGAAAACCTTCTTGGCGTTCCATAAGTGTTTTCTTATGGTTATATTCTTCCTGTTGCTGCTTAAATGTAAGCTCTGCTTGCGCCCACTGCTTTTCTTGTTGTTTTCGGCTTTTGGCTTGCCAATCTAGATCATCTTTACGCTGTAACTTTTGTTGTTCTCGATCTTCAAGCCCTTGCTGCCAACGAATATCTTCTCGCTGTTGCAAGATTTTCTTTCGTTCTCGGTCTTCGTTGTGCTCCTGTCTCCACAACTCACGATCTTGCTGGCGGTTGTGTAGGTCAATTAATCCTGCACCAACTCGAACGCCTTCATTAAAACTACCAATAACGTTTGCCATGAAAAAAACCTCTAAAAAAACGACGCAGCTAGACCACCAAGAACGGCACCAATTGCACCACCAGCAACAGTACCCACGACAGGTACAACACTACCGATTGTTGCACCTAGAGTTGCACCAGTGCCGATACCCGACGCAATACCTTGCTTGTATTGCTGTTTAAGCTGCTCGTTCACTTGTTTGCGCTGTTGCTCTTGGTTAGAAAGATTTCTATAAGTATCAAGCGAACTTCTCGCGTTATTTCGACCAATATCAATTAGACCGTATCCCATATTAACCCCCTAAACTCCACCAACTGAGTTAATTAAGTTTCTGCTTCCTGACGAAACACCCGTCATCAATCCGACTTGTAAATCGTTTATGGCTTGGCGAGTGTTGTTATTAGTTGAAGCTAGCGCAAGCGCGTTATTCATTTCCAAGTTTCGTTTTTGCTGATCAGTTCGAAGATCACCCAAACCATACTTTCTAGTTGCATTTGCAGCATTGATATTGGCTTGTTCTAAGTTCTTCGTGGCATTTGCGTTATTTCTATCTAACTGCTTATTTAACAAATTATCGGTCATAGCAAGATCGATAAGTTGATTCTCATATTGTTGGAAGCGCTTTAGATAATCTTCGTACTGCTTTCTCGTAAGATTCGCGTATATGTATTCAGGATTGCCATAAGCGTTAACCATCATGTTTGAAAGATTATCGCTTTTAACACTGGCGGTTGGAGAGGTTGTGGCTGGCGCGGCTGAACGGCCAGTATTTGGATTGTAATAACCTAATTCACCCTCTTGAGGCATGATTATTTTCTCCTAACGTTTAACTTAAACCGTATGAACTAGCGCCGCCCATTGGCGCAAAGCCATCGTCTGATTTCATACTTTTGTAAGTATCTGGTTTGAAGTAATTACTTAATCCCTGTCCAGCGCTTGATAGCATCTCTTTGCCTGTATCGGTGCCAGTAAGTAAAGAGGCACCAGCGCCAGCAACCGCCGCCGGAATAGATACGGCGTTAGCTTCATCAATTGCAGCTTGGTTGGCCTTACGCGCTGACGCCGCCGCAATATCGTTAAGCCCTGCCGTGGCTTGAGTCGCCTGACCTCGCCCCATTGCAACTACGTTTTGAAGATTGCCAGTAAAACGCTCGGTTACGTTGTGTTGGCCTTGCGCAGTAGTTTGCACCTCGTTGGCATTAGAGCCTGAGATTATGTCGTTTGAAGCGCTAGACGCCTTACCTGAACTTGGATTAAAGCCAGATGCCGACAATTGTTTTTGAGTCTGATTGACAGCCGAACTCGTTGCACTATTCGACGTTGTATTGGCCGCTCCTGCTATTTTTTCGTAGTTTGCCTCGTCCCCCATTTTTTCGGTTATACGCATATATTCGTTTTCAATTGGAACAAACACCTCTTGATATCTATTCCACTCTTTAGCTGCTACTTCTGCTGCTGCAATCTGATCGGCAGTTGGTTTTGCTTTTTCTGGCCCTTTACCCATTGTTTACCAGCCTTTTCTCAAACCTGATTAAACCTTGCTCATTGTACCCTACTTTTTTAAATCCGTGAGCACGCCAAAGCCTGTACACACCTGCTCTTCGAGCCAATGAAACAATCTTTTCTGCTCCCACATCTTTAGCAAGTTGATAGTACGCATTGATGTAATCTGATATGCCATGCCCGTTATCAGACCATCCAAAAACCACATACATAACTATCTCGTTATCTTCGTGCGTCACCTCCAAAACTGCGCCACAACGCTCACCAACAAACAAGTGTGCATCACCACTATCCAACTTACTGATCACCTCTTTCGGCAAATCCGGCAAATCATCACGACCAGCCACGTAAACAAGCTTTCTCACAAGCATGTAGATATAATTGTTGTGATCAACTTTAGCGAACCGCACTTTTTACCCCTGAACGATCTAGAGCACCTTAACAAAATGGCGCAATTCCAAAAGCACTAAACCTAAGCTTTGTAGGTGAGCACTAATCCAGATGAGTTCCACACATGCCAAGAATTGTTTTCGTGGTTTCTTGCGCGCAAACTAACCTTATAAGCCTTACCAGCCGGAAGACTATGCCGCCAGATCGGTGAGTTTTGAGCGCTCATACCACCAACATCTTGACTATGAACAACCTCATCATTAATTAAAAAATCAAACCATGCACCGAACGTAGTCACATACACACTCCCCCAAACAACCTCACGATCCCAAGTAGCCATTGGAATATTTACTGAGTAGAGCGTCTGAATTAGTCCTGTAGTACTTTCTGTCTTCATAACCGTGTACGGATAAGGTTTTATTACATCACCAACGATCTGATTAACATTGAGACGACCTTGAATATCGCAAGAATCAGTAATCGTAACGTTCCTTAGCACACCAGAAGTCGCGGTAATTTTCCCCGAAACATCAGCATCAACCATTTTTGCCACACCAGCCGCGCTCACATAGAACTTGCTGTTCGGGTCATTAATCGTTGACGCTCGTAACGTTACGTTTGCGATCACTGTATTTGCTTGCACGCTTGTTGCCACAACATCGCCAGCAACCAGATCTCTAATGTCTGCAACCTTGATTGATGCAGTGTCGATTGCGAGTACATATTTTGGCGGAGCTGTACCAACTTGACCGCCGTTAACCCAATCCTGATAGGCTGGGTTTTTGATAGTGCCAAAAACCGGAACGATGCTGTTGCTACCTGTACCACCAGTATTCTTGTCGTAAGCGACCTTAAACCCTGCGTTCTTAACAACAAATTCTGCGTTTGCTGTGCTCGTATCAGTGGAAGACTTGGCTATAAGAGCAACACTAGCCGTCATTCCACCTATGCTTGTTTTAACGCCCCACAACGCAGAATAGCCATCATCAAGATCGGCCAATGCTTCACTAATCTGTGTGACTGAAGATGAAACGCCGTTAACCGTTGCATTAACTTTTCCAATCTCGGTACTAATCGCCTGATTGGTTTGCGTCTTTGTGTAGTAGTTCTTGGATAGATTCGAGCTAACACCGTCAATTGATGATTGCAGCGTCAAAGCAGATTTAGCAATGGCCTGATTGGTTTGCGCTTCAGTGTAATAGTTGTTGGCTAAGTTACTCTCAACCTCTCCAATTTTTGAAGACAATGAATTGGTTGCAATATTGATCGCCTTTTCAGTATCAACCCACGTTTTATAGTTGGTTGATAGATTGCTCTCAACTCCTTCAATTGACGCTGATAACGACGTATTTAATTGAGAAATTGCTGACGTTAGCTTGGCGTTCGTCGCGTAGTTTTGCTCAATGCTTGAAATCGAATCGCCTAACTGAGTTTCGAGATCTAACTTGGCTGTAGATATAGCCTTATCAAGCTCAACTTGAGTCGCAAACTCTTGGCCTACCTGCGCAAGAATTGACTCCCCATTAGACTGAATTTCTGACTTAACAGACTCTCTTAATGCCGATAACGCGCTATCAACTTCAACCTTCGTTGCGTACTCTCGTTTGATCTGAGCAAGATTGATGTCTCGTTTTCCTCGATCTGAGAAGTAACCGACTCTCTTAAAACCGCCATTGCCTTATCGGTTTCAACTGCTGTGTAGTAGTTGGTTTCAATCTCGGCCCTTAATGTCCGGTTCTCTTCTCTGCGAAATGCGCTTTCCTTATCAACGGTTACAGCGTTTTGCATAGCTGCTTCCGCTAATAATACGTCGATATTCTCAATAGTTTCTGCGTCTGGAATGGATGAAAAATCAATGCCTTCTAATGCCTCCGGTAAAGGAATTAGTTCGGGATGTTCTTCCATCTCCTTAATGATCAGGTCAAGGTAATATTGAGGGTCAACAACGCTCTTTGCATGAGTACCATTAATTGAGTTAATCGCTGAACGTTCGCCTTTTAGGTTTACGAACTTGATCCAATAGTAATAATCACCCGTAGGCTCAATCGGCAATGACGCAACGCTAGACGGAGTTGTTTGCACCACAATAGCATTTGCAAATACGTTATCTCTTGCTTGATAAATTTCGGTGTAAGCATGGCCTTTATATGGCGCGGTATCCCACGAAAGCAGTGCGATACCAAAGCCAGATTTAACCACTAAGTTTTGTGGTGTAGTTGGCGTCTGAACTTCCTCACCAACAATCGGATCACCACTACCGCCGTCCGAACTTGGGATATTAATTGTGCTCTGTAATTTACCGTTTCTGTAGTCAGCAAAACCGAGCTTTTTCATATCTTCCCAAAGGACCGCTTTTTTGCCGCCCTCGCCACGCATACCGATCAACTGTTCCAAGTTGTCGGCAACTGCATCCATTACAGCGTCACTTCCTTTCTTGTGGGGAATAGATTGGAATTTACCCTTTAGCTTTTTGCCGCCTTGTAATGTACGAACTGCCATTTACCCGTAAACCTCTGCCATACTAGAAGCAATGATCACCTCTTCTAATATTCCAGTGCCATAAACTTCAAATTGCCATGAGTTGCCCCTTGCTGGTGGAATGCGTATAGGTCGATTAGTTAACGTACCTATCTCGTAATCTTTGATGACGACTCCATCAACGATAATTTTCATTCCAACCAATGCCGGATCTTCCGCTCGGATATACAGCGTACTAAGTGTTGGATACATGGCGTAATACTCTTTAGAACGCCAAACATACGCTTTAGGTTGGCCCTTGTTCCATTCAGCCAATTTTGTTCCATCTTCGCTTCGAACATAAAGCGTACCTGTCACTAAGTCAGTAAATCCAAGGTTTGAACCTAGAGAATGGAACGTAATGCCACCCGTTTTAGGGTCGAATATGAACGACTTATCAAGCGCCTTTCCGTAAAAAGCCAAATACTTTCCATCGTAGTAGTAAGCTTCAATGGTTTCTGGCTCCAATGCTTCCCACTGCTTAGAGTCAATAATATCTTTGGTAATTAGCTCAACGTCTTGACCAGTGAACGCACAAAGGCCATGAGGAGACGCATAGATAATTAGGTTGTCGATATTTCTCATAGAGCGCTTGGAAACACACGCTTGCATAGACTCAAGCTTTCGCCCACTGATCGCATCACTGGTGATACCTTGGAACACCCAAGGGTAACCTTTCGTGCCAACCAATAGCATATTGCTCACTGATTCCATTGCTACGATTTCGTGCTCTGTTGTAAGCTGATAATCTACAGGCCATGCGTGAAGCAAATACGGCTCACTAAAACAAACAGTTCGGTCATAGCCACCAGCCATAATTCCGTTAGGCATTAGGGTTAAAAACCGTAGCTTTTTGTTAGGCATTTCGTATTTTTCACTTTCCAGCGGGAACCCAAGATCATCGGCTGACTTATCATCCACAAACGTATTTTGTGAAATCGGAATTTCCCCAACCAGATAGAAGTCAGAAACACCACCCTCTGTTGACGTTCTATAGATTCGACGTTTAGTGATATTGCCGGATAAAACACCTTCACTTTGAAATGTCAGCGTAACCGTACTCTCTGGGAACTTAATTTCAGCTTGATTGCTGATCGGAGATTGCGCCCCTTCCTCTTCTTGTTCGCTAACAAGCGTGTAGACATAAAAACGAGTTTCGTCGTCGGTTGCCTCGTCTTCTTCTGGTAGAGGATCAGGAGCATTTACTTTTGCTGTCACGCCATGCTCTGGCGCTGGCACTCCTAATGGATAAGAGTCAACGGGAAGATCACCAACACCATTAAATATCTGGTTATTGGTAACGCGAACTCCGGTATCACTTGTAAAATAAACACGGTTCCAAGGGTCACCAACAATTGGCGACACAACCACATCAACATCAGTTTTCCACTTGAACCACCAATCTAAAAACTTATAAACCGTTTTATGGCTTTCCGTTAAGCCTTCATTAGTGTCCTTCAAGCCAAGGTAAGGCTGAAGGTTTCCAACCGGAAACTGACAATCTACCGCTTTTGTAGCATATTCATTTGGTAGGAGTCTCGGCGTCTGTTTTGGCCGTTCTCCAAAGAAAGTAGCGACGTTAATTCTAGGCATTATTTACCTGCTCTCTCTTTGTAATCAGCAACGGCTTTCAAGCCAGCAACATCGGCCTGTAGAGCGCTTATATCTTGGCGAATATCTTTTACATCAGTGCCAATGTTTTGTTGAGTCGTCTCGATACTGTTCAAGCGATAATTCATCACATAGCCAGTCCCAACTATCGAAGCACACAACATCACAACGCCTAGTGGATTGTTGTTTAGTAACTTCTCTAACATCTTTCGCCCCTTTCAATTCGGGGCACTTTCGCACCCCGTCATAAACTGCAATGCTTGACCAATAATAACTCGGAATAAAAACACTTTCTCGATTGAAAACAAAAATCACCAATCGAGAACTTTAGGTTTCTAAAAATTCGAATGGAGTTTGCATATCCCCTTCTGTCCAAGTGGCATATTGATTAAATAGCTTTTCCAATCGAATCGCATAAGCATCTTTAATTTGTTGGATTTGATTGTACGTCAGTCTTACAGGTTCATTATTTGCTGCAATCCAGACCGTCTCTTTATCCAGCATATTATTTCGCTCTGCATACCATAGCGTTTCATCCATGTTGTTCCGGTCAACTTGGCGAACTTGGAACTCATATCCATGAATAAAGATGTTTGATAGTTTTATTTCATCTCGCAAAGCTTGCGCCTTGTTCCGATGAAACTCCGCGATCACATTGTCAGGCTTTCTCTCGACAACTGGCGTCTTGGTAACAGTAAACTCTTCATCATTGACCAAATAATCGTATTCACCATTATGAGTGTAATAATTAGCGTCGTATGACACTTCAATCACTTCATAAACGGCGCGGCGATTTTGCATATCGATCACTGGCCGCGCTGGTGGCAACGTGGCAACTTCTTCACCATCTTCGCCAATAGTGATTTCAGGAACAAAGTTCTCTACATCCACCAGCCATTGAAGATATTGATCGTGGTTTACTTGAAAATCTTCCCAAGCAATTGCTCGTTCAAGCTCTGGCTTAACAAGTTGCTCCCAAGACTTACCCTCCCAGCGTCTTTGGTTTGCATCCTGATAAGTAATTTCTTCAGGCTTATTAAGAACGATAACCGTGTATTGCTCAGTTATAGGGGAAGTTTCCTCCCCCTCTGCGTAGCCAATCACTCGTTCTCGAACATCTTCAGCATAATAATGCCGGATATTCTCATCAATATCGGTTAGAGCTGTGTAGTCGGTATCAATGATCATAAATCCACCCCACTAACTTGAGAACCAGCACGAGCTTTGTTCTTTGTGTAGCCGTATGGAATTGCCAGCTCATGCGTACCATATAGACATAAATCACCATTGAGATTCTTATATGTCCCAACCTCACTTACGATTCGCAGTTTTCCATCATCACCCCATAAGTCCGACTGTGAACCATATACGACCAAGAAAGGATCTCCCGTTGGAGCTGTGATATACACAAAGCCTTTTCCGTTCTCTAACCACACATCCCCCCAAGACGCAGTAAAAGACTTAACGCAGCGAAGCAACTTATTACCCAAAGCATTTGTAATACTTGGATCGGTTAAATAAAACTGACCAGCAACACCATCAGTCGCAGTGTTAGTGGACGTAATTTTGGTTACATTCAACGACGAATAGCTACCAACCCAAATCAACTCATTGAATGATAGATTTAAATTGGCCTGTTGGTTGTTTGAACTCTGACTCCACAACACTTTGATTGCTGAATCATCATAAGCTGGTTCACCTAGTGCAATACATTCATGCGTTGGCGAGAAATCAGGGTTACTAGCAAAATATCCATCAAGCAACGTACATTTGTTCAGCTTCACTGTTTGGCTGTGTGGATGCTTCTGCGAGTAGCCACTAACAACTTTGTTTATAAAACTTTCCCGTAATAATCCACCACGAGTACGATCATTAAACATCGTTGCGTAAACATCACCGACGCCATTAGCGCCATTTAATATAGGCTTGATGTTTGCTGATTTAGTAAGTTTTGCGCTAGCAGTATAAGAATGTAATGCAACGCGAGTTGATGGGATTGCAGAACTGTTATCACGCGCATTTAATGATGAAGCGAACGTATAAGTTCCGGTTTGCCAAGCTGCGTCACCGTCGCTCCAATACATTCGCAGATCCTTATCCACCGCAACGTGAGTCATCGGAAATTTATTTGCCACCAATGTATTGTTTGGAACAACCGGAATCCAGCCACCAAGCCAACCATTTGCTAGTTCAGTTTTAGCCAAAATGCGCTCTGGCGAACCAAGCACATCAATCATATTGAAATTGCCCGATATCTCAAAAGACGCATAGTCACCAATAACACCACAAATAACATCCCCAACAGCGTTACCTAACCTATCTTCCATTTCTAGGTAGTAATCAAGGTTAGTGTTTCTGTATATCTTCTTAACTTTCCTTACCACGCCATTGACGATCAAGCTACCAGAACACTCTACACCTTGTGCAATGCTGCTAGCTGTTGGGATCCAATCTGTATTTCCCAATAGTTTATTAGCCTCAATCCGCAAATAAGTGCCATGAGCGGCGCTTACTGTGTATTGAGGAACAAACGAACGCATACGGGGAAGATGTTCTTTACCACGATAAGTACCTTCGATTAGCTTTTGGAAAACCTTAGCTGCTTCATCTTTGCTCCCCATATCCCAAGCAGATAAACGGTAGTCAATTACACCACCTTGACCTGAAGCATAGATAGCATCGTAACGTTTAGCATCAGGACGACCGTAATGACTTGATGCAATAGAACCACCATAAACGCCTGTGGTGTTCGAGAATGCAAAACACTTTTGTACGTTGATAAGATTCCTAGCACCTTCACCTTCATACCATTTAGAGTAACCGACACCGTCAGTTCTCCACGTTGCCGAACCCATAGGGTTAAAGCTTGGATGATAAGCACCTTTGTTTAATCGAGGAACTACACCGCAAACATAGAAATAACACTCACCGTTTACTGCGTAAGAACCATCTGAAGCATGAGAGAAACGAACTTTATACGCGCCCAAACTTTCATCTGGACGAATAGGTTCAACGTTGCCATCAAAAACGCCATACCCAAGAACATTATTAGGTTTACCAAATGAAGTGCCATTACCTCCGAGTACATCTTTAATGCCCTGTGGATTAACCACCGAACAGTTACCAAACACGCCGTAGAAATGTAAATAGTGTTGTGTTGCATCGACAGGACTAAAGCCTTCCCAATCCCCATTACCTGCACCTGCAATAGTTCTCTGACGGACACGCCATTGAACAAGGCGTCCATCATCAAGTAAATAAATGTTGTGTTCAGGATTAGAAACTAAAGCTCTCTTCTGCTCATCCGTTGCAGCCCAAAAGTCAACGCCTTTACCTTTTGAGCCTGTATCACCATCAAAAGCGGCATAATAAGTTACAGGTCGATTAGAGCCTGTAGTAGCAATACCTTCCATTGTGGAAGCAAGCGACTGAATACAACCATAAGGATAAACAAATGGATTGGACTTGCTGATTTCTTCTAAGAAGAACTCAAAACCAAACATATCAACACGCTCAATAACCACTTCTTCGGTTACTGGCCGCACATAATGCAACTTAAAGTGAGCAGTACCATTGGCGGCTGCACTATTCGCTATAAAGCGAATTGTTTTTGAGCTTGATTCTGTCGAAGTGAAAGTACATTTGTAAATGCCAGTCTTTCTAGGGTAATACCATGCTGTGGTACTATCCTCACCATCACTCGGTGACAAGCTAGTACAACCGCGCAGTGAAATACCTTGACCAATCTGACCGCCGCTATTAACTATTTCAAAACAGATTTCGTATTTCTGACCAGCCACAAGCTCAATCGGAAGATAAACACCAGACCACGCAGAAACATAGCTAACAGCTAGAACACCATTGCCTGCATTATCAATAGTCGCATCGGCAGTAGATGGACGCCAATACTCTAAGCCGAGACGCAAATCAGCGTTTTTACAAGCTCCCTCAAATGCACGAGCAACTGCTTCATTACTATTAGCAGCAACATCCCCATACTTAGGATCAGCTTCCTTAGACAAATCTAGATTAACTTTACCAGAACCACGACAGTTACCAGTGGAGTCATAAACAACTGCGCCGTTCGGGGCTTCAGGAAACTTAATCGAAGCCCTTGGTTCAAACGCATCGTTGATATTAATCAGTTGCGAAATAAAGCCTGCGATATGCGTAACGGCATGGTTAGTTTTTGACGTTCCTGAAGCATTGGTGACCTTACCTATTCTTAGGCTATTTGGTGAATCTAACTGCGACCAAAGCCCCTCATTGACAGGAACATAATTACCAGAACTATAGTGACGACCAAAATCAACGAATCCACTAGCCGCAAACTGTTCACTAGCTAGCATTCGTGCTGCTTTCATGTTTGCTTCGCTTTGGCAATAGATTTGCCAACCAACATAACTACCGGATTTAATCTCTTCCGCTACTTGCTTTGTTTCATTCGCTAAGGCTTCAGTTTGCGTTTTCAGGGTTTGAGCATCGGTTTTACTTTGTGCTGCGCTTGTAGCTGAAGCAGCCGCTTGAGTAGCCTTTTGTGTTGCCGTTGATGCTGCTTGTTCGGCGCTCTGTTTTAGTGAAGTCATTTCACTAATTGCTGCGGTTGATTGCTGCGAAATGGCTGCTTTTTCTGTGGTAGCTAGATCCGTGATTTCGGTTTTGCTTGCACTAACTAAGGTGTTAATTGCACCCTTGCTCGTATCGGTAAGTGACGTAATGCTATTAGTGCCACCAGCCACTAGATCTGAAATTTCACCCTTACTCGTTGTCGTAAGAGTCGTAATATCTTTCTTGCTCTGAGTAGCAAGAGCCACAATGTCACTTTTGCTTTTGGTAGCTAGCGCCGTTATTTCACTTTGACTCGTAGAAGAAAGTGAAGAAATGCTGTCCGTTCCACCAGTAATAAGCTCGGCAATATCGCTCTTACCAGTAGTTACTTGCGCAGAAATCTGGCTCTTACTTGTCGTAACCAGTGTTGTGATTTCGCCCTTAACGGTAGTCGCTTGCGTAGCAATAGCCGTACTAATAGCAGTAGCCTTGGCATCAATTTCAGTTTTTGATGTACTTACAAACTGCTCAATATCTGTTTTGGTTTGCTGAACTTGAGAGGCTTTTAAATCCACATCGCTTTTTGCTTTGTTCACTAAAGCCAACGTATCCGCCGCATCAGCCGCATAGCTCTTCGCTGAATACTTGCCAGGTTCAACTTCGACACCTTGCGCCGCATTAGAGTATTGACGAACAAGATCTAGAGCTGCCTGTGTATTAGCTAGATCGTTTTTAATACTTTCAGACTGAGCGATCAGGTTTGTGATATCTGACACCAGTGTTTGAAGTGGCACAACCTCTATAGTTGAGCCGTCATCGGTGTGAATAAGAACCTTGTCAGCCGTTGATGTGTAATAACCTCGAAGGTCATCAAGCAACACTTGTTTTGAGTTGATAGCCGCCGCGACCATTGCGGCCACACGAGTTGCAATAGTTACTGAAGTATTTCGAATGATCGCATACTCACCATTTGCTGGTGGAACGCCAGTAAATGGTCTGAACAGTGACAAATGTTCGTTATCGGTGATCGATTCGACCTCATAAATACTGCCAGCTATGAACATGATATCGCCAGCTAGCGGTTTATTTCCGGCATCAACATAACGTACCAACGCCTACAACCTCTTTTGAGCCGTCGGTTACAGTTACCGTACCTCTTCGATACCAGCTACTACTCATTGTGCTCTACTCCAATTAATTAGCGTGGTTGGTTTTTGATATCAGCGCTCTTTTGTTGAACGATGCTATCTGCTTGGCTCTTGTCGCCTAGCATTGTTCTAAAGGCGTTTAATGCTGTGGTTGCACGAGCGGCGTTAGCGGTAAACTCCGCATCCTCACTAAATGCGCGGTAGACAAGCCACTCAATGATTGCGTTGTCGTACATCGGGTTTAGTTCGCATTTGGTTTCAGAGTCGTAATCGCTTTCAGTTATTGGCGTAGGCACTTTTGCAAATACGCACTCAATGGTTGTTCCAGAAACTACCGGAGGATACATATAAAACGTGGTTGGATTTCGGTCATCGTAAAGCCACGCTTTGGCCGTGCTAGCAAGAGGCTCTGAACGCCATTCAGGGCGATAATCATCAAGCATCTTCAAATCCACATTGCCAGAAATGGCCGCGCCGCCTTTATTTCGCAGAACATCAACAACAAAACGAGCACCTACTGGAATTGTCTGAGTTGAACCCTCAACACAAACAAAGTCCTCATTGGCCGTTAGCGCATCAGATCGAATTGCTAGGATTGCTCGAACTGCCGAGTTGAACGCATCAACCCAAAACGCTTTATCCCAACGGATCATGTTTTTATCGACAACGAGACGAGCTGCCTCATCGATCAAGTGTTTGACCGGAGTGTTATTAGCAGACATACACACCTCTAGTAGAAATTGTGCTTGCGCACTTTGTTTTTGAATGAATTGAAGTTGTCTTTGCTTAGTCGGTAAGCGCAGCGATAACCCTCTATAAATTCACGCTCGTACATCAACGCGAGATCAGGGTTAAACCAATTTGTACCAACCTGTAGTCGGAGGCGGTAAGCAGCGCCAGCCGCTAGAGCTTCGCCGTAATTTTCAACTAGGTATGAATTAAGGTTGTTCTCATCGAAATTTAGCTTTGGTTTTAGTACCGCCGTAACGGTCACCACATCAAAGTGATTCGTGAATGTGAACTCGTTGGTTACAGGATCAAAAACGTAGTCGTCATTGACGTAAAGCGGAGAACCGCAATTACTCACTACGCTGTCAATTTTTAGAATTGCTGAATCGGTAGGAATGCCAGCAACCGGAATTTGCACACCAGACACAACGGCGGTCAATTTGACCTTTGTTTTTAGGAACTCTGATTTCTCGCAAAACTCGCGGTAAGAGTCGCGCAAGGCGTCATCCATCATGATATCGACAACGCCAGCGCAACGCTGACGCACTAACCGATATAAATCAGATAGTGCGCTCATCATTAAGCCTCTGGAATACCGTGTTTAGCGTGTAGCTTGTCACGCACTGCCATGCGTAGAGCTGACGCATGTGTTTCGCCTTCTGGAACTTCCAACGCTAACGGATCAATCGGAAGCTCTTCTGCTAGGATAACGGTTTCAAGTTTCGCCTTGGTGTATTTGGAAATGTTGACGACTTCACCATCAACCATAACGAGCCAAGTGTTTGCTTTCTCTTCTTCAGCTTTTAGTTGCGCCGCTCGTTCCGCTAGTTGCTGGCGCTTTTGTTCTTCAGCTTGTAGGCTCTCGATTAGAGACTGAGCACTTTCAGGAGTAGCAAAACAAGATTTGATTTGCAGTAATCGGTGCGCCACTTGTTCCGGTACGCTGGTTGGTTCGCCACGGTTAAAGTAGTAGTCACGGCCAAGCGTGTTTACTTTTTTAATTGGCTTTTCACCGATCCAAACAATTTTCTTTTCTGCTGTCATAGTCAATACCCTTATGTGTATTCGATGTGTTGAGCTGCGGCCATTGCCACGGAACATATAAAAAAGGCCAGCCAATTATCTGACTGGCCTGTTTTTCAACAGAGTGGACTATCTTAGATAGTGCCGACTGAAGTGGTGTAAATCGCTAGACGGATCTTGTCTTCCGTAACTGCGGCACCTGCGAACGTTAGAACAAGACACTTATCTTTTTCAGCAACATCTTCTGACGGAAAGTATCCAGCCGCATCAGACGACAACGCACCTTTCGGAACTTCCGTGGCCGTACCGATCACATCTTCTAGCTTGGTGCCAACTTGAGGCGCATGAATACCATCACCTAGCAGCACTTCATTAAGCGATGCTTGTGCAGTCAAACTAGTAACCGCTTCGCCTTTGGTAAGAATCTTAACTTCCACCAGCTTCACGCCAGCCTCAAGGCTTGCTGCGATAACCGAGTCACCATCAGCAAGTGCCGGAACTTCAGCGAACATCACTGAAAGGTTACCGTGAGTACCGTTGTAGACGTTTTGCTTAACAGCTGGTGATACTTTAACTGCCATTGCAATTCTCCTTTGATTCCGATGAATAAAGCTGGCTAGATAGCCAGCCAGTCACTTATTACTTAGATAAACCGCCAACGGCTGTATCTAGCACCATTACGCCGTAGTCATTGATTCGGCCATTCTTCTCTTGGAAGCGAACTTTCTTAACGCCGCTCATCCAAGCGATAGACGTTTCACGACCGTTGCCGTGGTCAACCTTCTCGGTGTGCATAGAGAACTGAGCACCACTTGAAGATTTACCGTAAGCCACTGCTAGCGCTTGGCCGCCAAGTAGGATTGCGCGGTCAATTACGGTAGCTGCTGTAGCTTCAGTTTCAGTGCCGTTGCCGCTTGCTGCGCCAACTTTCACTTTAGAGCCAGCATTGAAACGTACTGGTTTGCGGTATTGACGAACCAAGATGTTGCGCCACATTAGGCGGTCACCTTGGAATAGTGGATGCTTAAAGCCTTGCGAACGGTTAACCGCATTCGCGATCAGCTCTTGCACTTTGCCAGCCCCTTGAACGTCAGCCCATAGGTCGGCCCATTGGCGCGGAGTAACAAATAGAACGTAGAAAGGTGATTCACCGTAAAGCTCATCAGCTTCGAAGCGGATAGGCTTGATTGGATGTGCCATTTCTTCTAGGTAAAGCGCAATTTCATCGATCTTCGCTAGGGTTAGCGTGTCGGCTGCCACGATATCTGCAATACCCGTTGCGTCACCACCGAAGAAGTGGCGATCCGCTGTAGGAGCGGTAACAGGGTTAACCATGATTTCACCAAACATTGGATGATCCGCAGTTGGAACAATCATGTCGGAAGGCATGAAGTCACCACGCGCACCAGCTAGGTGATACGTTGCGATTTCATCTTGCAGATCGTTGAAGTAGTTACCAAGCATTGTACGAGCTACTTGAAGTAGGTTTTGCTTGGTGCGTTGTTGAGCCATCTTACCGCCTGAATCGACGTTATGACGGCCTTGGTTAATGACTAATTCAAATTCAACTTTTGATAGAGACTCGCCACGACCTTCGATTTTTTTATCGCCCATCGTTGGCATACCGCCCAAGTTGTGGAACAAATCCATTTCAACTGTGTCACCAGCCTGTTTTGTAAGGTCGGTGATCATTACAACTGGCGCACCAGCTTCAGTTTGAGTTTTGTTTCGGTTGCGGTCTGCTGGCACTGCCTTTGGAGCTTTACCAGTTAGCATGTTTACAAAAGTGTTTTGGCGGCGCGTATGAGTAAACAGCGCGGCACCAAACGCTTTAGCAGCTTGAGCTTTAGTGATAGTAGTCATTATGAAATCCTCGACTAATCTAGAGCTATCACCGCTTGAGCTAGGAACTCTTCAACCTTCTCTGGCGACATATTGGCAAGTGATTGCTCAAGCGCTAGTGCGTCTTGATTCAACAATGCCTGATTAGCTGCCGCCGTAGTGTCCAGTGAAGAACCACCTAGACTAGACGGTGAATTAGGTACAACGGTTTGTTTTTCTGCCGTTTGTTGAGGTTGCTGCTGGCCTTGCTCGGCTTGTTTCTGTGCCTTTTCAGCATCAATTGACGCTTGAACCGGATCACCGAAAGCGGCCTTCACTCGGCGTTGCACTTCTGCAAAGCGTTCTTTTAGTGGCATGGCTTGGAACGCTGGATCATTCTTGAGCTTGTTGTCGATAACTAGGGCCATATCCCAACGGTCACGGTCACTCGATTCCCAAGTGCGAAGTTCTGTTAGTTCGTCAGCGTTTAGCGCGTTAGTAACTTCGTTAACTCCGTCATTGGCTTCTTGTTGAGTGGTCGCAGCCTTACTTTGAAAACGCTTAACTAGCGCCGTTAGTAAATTTGCCGCCGTTTCTGGTAACTCATCACGCAGCGCATTGAGCGCATTTTCATCATTCAGCAATTCTTCAGGTAGCTTTTCAGGCGTAATGCCAGCTTCTTCTAATTGCTTGGTGTATAGCTGTAGTTTTTCCTTGGCGGTTGTAGCTTCACTTAACTGTTGCTCTAGCTCCTGCATACGGCTTGACGCTTCGCTCGCCTGATTGCGAGCCTTTTCTAGAACTGCATAAGGAATCGTATGTTTACCGTCCTTACTTGCTACCGCTGCATTGTCTGGATCAACTTCAATGTAGAGCTTGCCGTCAATCTCTCGAACCCCAATGCTATCTTTGGCCGCATTCGTTTTAGACTCTTGGCCCTGTTCTGATTTATCTAGGTTGGCGTCACCTTTTGGCTGAGTAGTGTCAATAACACTTGGTAGTGCCTCATCTTCCTCGCCTACGCCCATTTCGTTATCAGTCGAATGGTTGTCTTGGTCATTTTCACCGCTGAGAACGCCCAAATCGTCATCTAGGTCAATTTCATCTAGCAGTGCGTCAATGTCTTCGACGTTGCCAGTTAATAGTGCTTGGTCAAGTTCTATAGTCATAATCCCCTCATGTGCGCTTATCGCTGCGCTTGCGTTTGGTTTGTGCTTATCGCCGCACTTGCGAACAAGAAAGCCAGCTAACGCAATCGCGCTAACTGGCTTTTTTATGTTCTCGTGTTGCGTTAGTTTTTCGCCGCACACTCAATTTGCTGATAAATGTACCACAAATTTACGAATGAAAACTAAAAATTAACGTTCGATAATTACCTAGGCGTAACGAGTCTCACCTGATTTAGTAAACAACAGGATTGCATTCTCTGGTGCATCTTCTGGTAAGTTGAACACATCCAAGTGCAACCAGCTCACACCTTCTTCCATTCTCGTTAGATAAGGGAATCGGTCTTTGTGTTTGATAATCAAATCACGCAACTCTTGAGCCGTGTAATGATTACTAATCAAATCAACAGCTTGCCCTCTTCCATGCGCAGAGAATGGAGTGAAATGTTTGTCACTCGCAAGTCGCAGACCTGAGTAACCACGAGATCCACCAGCTTTCCAGTTGTTACAGATAAGCGCCGCTTTCTTCGGATCGATTTCACTAAGCAGCGTTCGCAGCTCATCAATGGTGATCAGCAATCGAGCATCCATACCAAGCATGGCCTTTTCACCACGCGCCTGATAAGCAGCTTTGCTCACAAGTTCCCAAGTCTTAAACCATTTAGGTCGATAGCTTCTTAGTCGTTTGTCATACATGTCTTTTCTCTCCAAACAATTACGTCTTATGCACTCATCTTTCTGTAAGCTTCTAGCTTGTAGATCTCTTCGAATGTGTTGTTAAAACTCACTTGTCGGCCAATCTGGTCACGCCAGTTTTCAGGGTCGATACAAGTTGCTGGTTTACCAACAACAACAAAGCCGCCTTTCATCTTGATGCCGCAATACATGAATTTATTACCTGCAAGCGTGACGGTTTGAAAATCAACCTCTTCAATTCGATCAACAATGTCTTGAGGCTTTACACGTTTGCCAGTGCAACCTAGCTCTTCCATCATTTCTTGAATTTCAGTATTCGGTTTAAACTCGGCTGGTAATTTCATTTACTTACTTCCCCCACTTCATAAACTTCATTGGTTGCTTTGTACGACCTAAGCCCTGCATCATCGTTGAGCCTAGCCAAAACACGATAGCCGTTGAGAACGCGCCCATTACCTGACCTGCGATCATGATAATTAGTTGCTCGTATGATTTTGGAACCGTCCACCAAAACAATGAGCAAAACATACCTGACACCATGACACACAAGATCAGAGTTAACGCTGAAGGCATCCAGTGATCGCCGTGTGCGTCTCTCGCGTCTTGTGTGTCTGTTAGCTGCATAGATAACTGGTTAAGCGCCATTTCTTGCAACTTAACTGCGTGTTGATTCTGAAACTCAATAATCTTTGTTAGAGCTTCAGGGTTTTCTATCAGCTCTTTGATAACGGCGTCCGGTGTATCTTTGACACCAAGAACGCCAGCGATCAGAGTACCTATTGTTTTACCAGTGGCACCGCCAAGTAATGAACCGACCAAAGGGGCGGATTCGCCCACGATGTTTTTAACTTGTTCCCACACTTCTAGTTACCTCTTACATTTAGATTTGAAGGTTTAGCAATTGCTGGTCGATGTTCGCTAATATTGCATTAACTGTGCTATCTGCTTGTGCTTTGACTTCTGCGACCTCCTGTAAAACTTTCGCAGTTTCGGCCTCAACCTTGTTGTCTTTAACGTCTTGGCTTTCTGCATCACGTTGTAGTTTGGCAATCTTGGCCTGTAGTTCTTCAACCTTGGCCGCGCCTAAAGCAACCTCGTTTTGTAGCTGCTGCATTTGAATTTCAGCCATTTCTTGCTGCTTGCGTTGTTCTTCCTGCATAGCTGCTTGTTCTTCTGGCGTCATATCTTCCGGCGCTTTTGGAATGTTTAGAGTTTGTCTGATACGGTTCAGGATCTCTTGCTTGTTAGGTACATCCATTAACTCGACAACCATATCTAGCGTTGCCATTTGAATTTGTGGTGGCAACTGAGCAACTAGCGCGGTTAGTTGTTGAGCCATTTGAGCGCGGAATGTGGCAGTTTGCTGGATTGGAGCTTGAGCGATATGACCTTTCCAACGCTTAACGTCGTTGGTCACTGTGCCGTCGTCATTGGTCACGTTTAGGTGAATGACTTTTCGCTTATGGGCGTCTTGCTTGTTGATAGTTACAGCGATATTGCTTTGCTTCGCTAGGTCTTCGATTAGATAGGCCATTAACAGATCAGCAACTCGTGTTCTCGAATAGTGATAGTTGTCATTGATCTCTGCTAGCGTAGTCGCGCCTTGTTCCACTAGCGAGTTAATAGCCACTCCGCTGGTGGCTGAAGAGTCTTGGCCCAACATTGCATTGTAGATACCAGCAACGTCTTGGATTTGCTTCATTGAGTCCTGCATGACAGTAAACTGCTGACTCGCAATATTGAAATCTTGCTGAATCTGGATAGCTTCACTGATTGATTTCTTGTTCTTGCGATCAGGGTTTAACTCAATGTAACCATCTGCGCGTTCGACCTCTTCGAGCAAGTCTTCGCGGCTCATATTGGTTGCGTCTTGGTCTGCAATGACACGTTTAGCTTGTAGCAGCCACGTAAGCTTCATACGACGATAGTTGATCTCATCTTGAGCACTAATCATTCGGCTTACAACACCATAAGGTTGGCCGGATTTATCCATTCGATAACCGAAGAACGGAACAATTGGAAAGTATCCGCTCGGTGCAACTGATTTACGATCAATGATTCTATGAATACCAACAAACCACGCTTCGCGTACTGCTGACCATGTAGCAATTCGTGGTTTAAATGTACCCATTTTTACGCCAACGGCTTGAGCGATATTATTTGGATTGTATTCAACTGTTCGGCCATTCTTTAGGTCGATGACATAACCGCGTCTAAATGTACGGTAGTAGATAACCTGTAAGCAGATACGGCCACGCGCCTGATCTAACCATTCAGACGTATTTCGATCCCAACTCTCAAATTCATGGTAAGCAGCAAGCAAATCTTGGTCTTGCTCTTCGTAGCTTTCAAGGTTTGCAAAGTCTTCCCAATTATTCATTGCTTGGCGAATGATTTCGGCGTGTTCAGGGAAATGAGCAATAGCCTCGTCAACGTCTACCCAACGTTTACGCAGCAACCATCGAGCATCAGACAAGTCGGCCTCTTGAGCGTTCCAGTCCCACCACATTTCCTGACGGCGAACTGGCTTGATGTTGTAGCCACCACCATAGAAAGGATCGTCATTTCTGGTAACTTCTACCCAACCAATACCAGCTTTAATTTGTGAAGCGTAAGCGTCGGCATTAGCGCGATCAGCTCGTGCAAGTCGCCACGCATCTTTAAACTTCTCCTGAAGTGCATCGCGTAGCTCTTCGCCGTCATCGTCATCGGCTGTAAGTACAAGATCAGTTCGTGTTCTTGCTTCCATACCTAAAACGGCGTCAATAGCTGGCGCTATTAGGTTATTGATGATGATCGGTTGTCCACGTTCTTCGTAGACTTGTTTTACTTCCGGCGCTAGTTGGTTGCCGTCGTAGTAATCACAACACTTTTGCGCTGGGTCGCGCCAGTTTGGTTGTGCTTCCACGTTTGAGACTAATCGGCGTAATTGAGCAAGGTTAAAGCCCTTGCCGTCATGCTCCGCATGGTCTTCATTCCAAGCCATAAATTCTCCCCTCACTTAGTACGCCAATCGCTTGATCGCTTGGTGCGTGGCTGTAACTTGGTCATGGTTCTAGGCATTCGAACAACCATTTCTAGCGCAATCGCATAGCTCATCACTTGGTCATCAAATGCGCCTTCAATTGCGTTCATGCTTCCTTTGGAGTCATAAACGTAGGTATTCAGCTCTGTAACTGTCCCGATCCATCGAATGCCGACGTATTATTGCGCAATTGCTCATTTAAGTTTGAAATAATTATCGGCTTGGATTTACGAGTGGTAAGCCAGCCTAATCGTCCTGTTTCTTCGTCCTCGTCTTCCTTGTCGTGGTGTTCTTCTTGGTAGATTCTGGATATTGGATAGATATCGCGTAGAACGTTTAAAACGGCGTGGCCGTGGTTGTTTCGTTCTGGCGCAGCGTAGGCCGCTCTGCCGTTTTTACCTGCGTACATCTTTCCAATGATTGCGATAATCTTTGCAAACTGGTCTGTGTCGATATGACCAAACCAATGAGCAACTTGATTGCCAGTTTCGTCCAGCACATCAATTGAACCTCTGTCCCCATGTTCCAGACCTTCCGCAACGTCAGCGCCAAGGGCGTAATCCTTTTCTGGATCAGGCAATTCCCAAATAAGCAAATAGCCCTGTAATCCGTTCTGCATGTTCTCGCTTTTACCTTCACGGTTTACGCTATCTCGAACATCAAACATTGCACCTGTCTCTGGATTAACGTCATAGACAAGCAACGGTTTGGTACAAGCTGACTCCGCAGCCATACAGGAAGGAGCGCTAAATACACGACGGCCTGACGTTAAGAACGCCTCTTGTGGTGTACTTGGATACTCTTGTTTTGTGTACTCTTCGTAGTGGTTATAGGTTTCGACATACCACTGCTTTTGCTCATCCGTTAACGGTCTACCTAAGTGACGGATCACGAATAGCTCAATCGACTTAAAGTATTCAATAAAGTATTTGGATAGCTTCAATCCGCCTAATGGCAATGGTGAGTAATATCTAGGATGAGTGAACCAAGGAATGAATCTAAAGTGGAAATCTTTAGCACCTAACTTCACTCCGCTATGTGCTCGTTCCTCGGCTTTCTTACACAACTCAAAAAAGAGTCCTGCCGCGCCTTCTGCCGTCGATTCAATAAAGAGTTTGCAACCTTCGTGAACAGTAGGCATCGAACCTGTTTGGATCTCTTTAGCCTTTTGTGGGTAACCTGCACAAATACGGCCCAACTCTGAAATATGTAGAAACTGCAACGTACCGGAACGGAATGACGTTGCAACACGGATTCGTGAACCATTGGAAAAACTGAGTCGGCCACCGTTAGCGCCACCAGCTCGTTGAACTACACGAATGCGAGAACGCAAGTAATTAGGCAAATTGTTATATGGAAAGACAACCTTTGTCTGGAAGATAGCGCCAGCACTTTCCAAATCCTGCGCGATAATACCTGCGGCATAGTTCTTATTGAATAAACACGAGTCCAGCGCGTACAAGTCGATAAAGGTACTAAAGCCCAACTGACGCGCTTTAAGAATCAATTCAAAGGTATGGGCTGTTTCAAATAGATCTCTCTGAGCGTCACGCATTCGAAATGTGACAACGCGACCTTTATCATTCTCTATCTTGTAAAGGTTGTTTAAGCGCCATTCCTTACAGGTCATATAGTTCCTGAAGTAACGGCGCTTCTCTGGCCGTGAAAGCGCTTTGAATTGCTGATCGGTAAGCGCTGGCATAACTAGGTTTATGCCACGGCCATTAATAGAATCCTTATACGGCTGAATACCATCATTCATCATCGTTCAACACTCCACCTTTATCTTTGAAGCGCTGAATGATTTCATCGTCATCCAAATCTTGAACTTCATCTAGCAACATACCTAGATCATCATCGTCGCCTAGGCCTTCACGTTGTTTCTGGTCGAGATCATGACGAGCAAGCGCAGCTTGAGCCTTAGCCTTGTCAGTATTCGCTTCGGCCAACGCAATGCCTTTGCGTTTAAGGTTGGTATCAACTTCGACTTGTGTGGTTTGAGCGATAACCTTGCTTATTGCTCGATTGGTTAATCGACGGTTCGCCATTTGGCCCTCTAAATACTCAAGCTTTCCGGTGTGGTGGCAAATCATGCCAAAACTCGACTCGATTCGTTTCTCAAGTCGATCAATAAACTCCTGCTCTAGTTCTGTAGGTTTATCACCACGCTCTTCCAGCTCTTTGAGGAAGTCGGCTAATTCATCTTTGTATTGCGTGTAGCACTCAAGCGCCTGAAGAGCGGCAAGCTTATGCACTTCTAACTTAAATTCGTCATCGACTTGATGAGAGTATTTAACTAGGTTGCCAAATGCTTTAGTCATCAAGCCATGCACGAAAGCGTTGCTATTTCCCTTTGGAGCGCCAGCGCCAACTCGACGGCCACCGTGTCCATTTTTGGCACTTGATTGATTCACGGTTTTCTTGCGTTTGATTTTGGTTTTGGGCGGTGTGATCCCTTTGGGTTGTAATTTTTCGCCCTGAACTTCTTCGTTGTTCGCGTTCTGTTCGCTTGGTTTGTTCTCTTTTCTCTGTAACAGTTTGTTATTTAAGTACTTTCTTGCTGTGGAGTAGACTAAACCATTGCGAACACAAAACGTCTTAACGTCAACGCCAGTTTCTTCGTATTCGCTAAGGTATTGTTTTTTAATGCGTTCCCAATTAATTCTCGCCACTTCTCTAACTCCGAGTGTTCAATTGCGTCAACATATTATCACTGTTCAGTGTTCATTGTTTTCGATCGATGATCAAAGGCACGTTCTAACCATCCTCTAAGCTGGCCTAAGTTGTCCGATGCAATCTCAATAACAATCCAGCCTAAAAGCTGCGCTTCGTTCATCTTCTCTCTGTCGTTTGCAAAGCCAACGCCGCGAGTGTGACGCCCATTTGAATGAGTACCGCCGTGAACCTCCAAGGCAATCTTTAAGTCGGGCCAAGCGTAATCCATTCGCCATTTGCGAGTCGGATGAAATAGAACTTCAGTTTGATATGGTGGCAAGCCGATAAGGTTGCGCTGAACACGCGCATGTAGCTTCTGGTAAGCCTTGCTAATGTCCCTTTGCTGTTTGGTCGGTGTTTTGGCTTGGCTTTCGATAAAAGCCTTTCCTAAGTGTCTGACGGGGATATAAACGGCCATATCTGTTCTCACCTGTGAACTTTATGACACGAATGATAACAAAAAAGCCAGCATTAAAGCTGGCTTGTTTAGTTTAAATATATGTTAGAGGATTATTTTTTATCTTTAAATACACCTCATTTACGAGCGATGAATACACCCATAAAAAGAATGGCAAAGTATTCCACGGCTATTAAGATGCAATTGAACATTTCTTGAGTCATTGCTTCAGCGTTCACGCTAACAACCTCCCGAACAAATAATTACTCTACATCTACATGGTTCATGTGGAACTCAATCAGATATTCCTCATCTTCTTGGTAGAACTGCAAAGAGTAGTCTGAGCGTTCGATACATTTGAATTTGCTGTTCTCTTCCATATCCGGCGCGTAAAAGTCGTATTTCTTGTTTAGGAATGCTTTCACTCTTTCTTTGCTAGAGAAGTAATTAGTATGCGTTGATAGCGGTTCACCTCGCTTAGTAGAAACGCGCAACACTTCATAGATAGTAATGCCTTGGCGGTATTCTGGACGCTCACACTCAAACACTTCTAGGCGGTTTTGCTTCCAAGCAAGGGCTTTGATTGCGTTACCCTTAACGGCTTCCAATGCTTCACGCGCTTCGTTCTCTGAATCCCAAGAACCACACCAGCAGTAAGCAATGTCTAAGCAATCTTGTTGGATTGGTGACGCTTCGTTGTAGAAGTTACAAACGGCCTTTGCAGTTGCCTCAACGCCAGATTTAGAAAGATTCATTAGTAGATTGCCTGTTTGCGCCACCAGCTCTTTAAGATCAGCAATAGCAGCAGTAGCCAGTTTGATTTGTTTTTCTTTTAAGTTGGTCATTTTGGTCATCCTCGTGTCGAAAGGTGCAATTTTGTTTGCATGTAAAATATAGCTCCGTTGTTTTCGATTGTAAACAAAAAGACACGAACGAAAACAACTATTTTTTAAGGATGACCAAAAAAGGCCGCTATTGCGACCTTTAGGCATAAAAAAGCCGCCTCGAAAGGCGGCTTTTAATCATCAGTTTTATAAGAACCGGATGCAGTAATCCACTAGAGTTTTCTGCAAATCTTGCTTGTCACTAACCAGTACTAGAGCGTAAACCTTATCGTCCTCTTCATCATGTTGATAGATTATTTTAAATCCATCAAATGCGAATTGACGAAAGTGATACACGCCAAGCTGGGTTAGTTCATAACAAGCCGGATACATGACCGGATTATCCATAACGTTCTTCTCGAACGTATCAATTAGAGTCTTGATTCTCTCTACGACTAGTGGAGTCTCAGCCCACTGTGATAAGTAATCAATACGCTCATCAGTCGTATTACCAAATGTTTCAGTATAAATAACTTCGGTCATTTAAATTTAGCCTTATTTACGAGCGGCTAATCTCTCCTTAAATGAACTCGATGACATCGTGCGACCTTGAGCTACGTCTTTGCTACTGATAGTAACAAGCTTCATCAAGGCGATTGCTTGATCGCGTCTTTGTCTCTCTTCGTATGACTCAACCACATAAATCGGCTTACCGTTTTGTGTAATTGTCATAGCCTCATCTAACGGAAGATCGGCTGCATGTTTCTTTAAATAACTAACCGTCTCAGTTTCATCGTATACCCTTGCCAGAAATGTTTAGAGTTATCATTTAGTCAATCAACTAGTAAAAACGCAACCAACCAATATAAGTAAAAATCTAAAGCCAATGGCTAAAATGTCGGTCAAATCATTGAATGCTGGTTAAACTATACACCAAAAATGAGATTAGTCCAAATTTAAACTAAATTTAGACTAATCAATTCACAGTTGGTTTAAAGACCGCTTAAACATCACACTTTGAAAACCTTATACAACTGAACACTTACAAACATCTCAACTTTGTCAATAAATTCTTGATTTAATTTCAGATTTACCGAGCATGTAGGATGGCAGTATCGTGCAGTTCAGTATCATTCTTAGGTTGTTTTTCAACATTATGTTTATGAGGTAGCTATGGAATTCAAATATTGTTTTATGATCGGTGGTAACAGTCCGCAAATAAAAATCGCAGCTGACGTAATAGAACAATCAATAGAAGAGGACTTTGATGCCGTTGGTGGGCAATTTGACACAGACTCCATATCGCAAGTACCAAGCCTTTCCATTAAGAAAAATCAGTACCGAAACTCTGTCGATCCTGCTGAACTTATTGTTGGAATATGCTTATTTTTCGGAACATGGATTAGCACAAAATTCTTAGATGAGCTCTATGAGGAAAGTGTCAAATCAAGCTTTAATCGCTTCATTAACGCTTTTAAGCAAAAGATGAGTTCTGAAAAGCGAATAGATCTACTCGCTTGCACCTATTTTGGAGATATTGACCTCACTATAGCCATTCGCTTAACTTCAACGCTTGCTGTAACGACTCAAGAACGTGATAGTTTATTCAGACTCGCCAACCAATACGCTATGGATTTTGTAAAAGAAAATGGAAAGAGAGCATCTATACATTACTACCATATTGAAAATGGATCATTAAACATAAAGCCTATGCTCGTAGATTCCATTGAACAAATTCATAGAAAAAATAAGAATTAACAATACCTTAAGTTAAACCAAATTCGTTAAGGAGTAATCGTGAGTAGAATAAAAAATCTTATTCAACATGGTTTTTTCCCTGTACAACTCCCTCCGGCTTTTAATACAAAGTCATTTGCTGAGAAATACAAAGAAATTGAGTCGACATGGGAATCTCAAGGTAAGCCTCCAAAAACAAAGTCAGAGAAATATTCAGTAGCAAGATCATCATACTACCGAAGAGTAACTAGTCTTGTGAATCCGATTGGTTACTACTATATTTCAAAGGAAATAGATACACATTGGTCTAAAATTGAAAAACACTATAGAAAAAGTAACATTTCACTAAGTAAACCAAAGATAAAGTCCGGCTTAAGAGCTATCGAAATAAGCAAGTTCAGCGACCTGTACGAAGCAAAACTAAAAAAATCTTCTGGCTATCAGTTTGCGTTGGTCACAGATATTACTAGTTATTTCCCTTCTATATATACTCACTCTATTCCTTGGGCTTTGCATACAAAGTCTATTGCCAAGAAAAAAACGCAACACACAGAAGAGTTTTATGGAAATATAATCGACGCTAAATCGATGAGCCTTCAGGATGGTCAAACTATGGGCATTCCAATAGGCCCTGACACATCACATATTATTTCGGAGATTATAGGCACATCAATTGATAAAGACTTATATGACCTTCTTGGATATTGGCCTGCTGGATTTCGTTATGTGGATGACTTTTTTCTATTTTTTAATAATAGAGAAGAAGCTGATAGAGTATTAGCTCTCTTAACTAAAGTAGTTAGTAACTATGAACTTCAGCTGAATCCATCAAAAACAAAAATAATAGAAGTAAAGGATTTAGTTGAAGAATCATGGAAGTATAGTATTAGAAAACTTAAAATATCCGAGAATATAAAACAACAAAGAGATGATATACATAACTATTTTGAGTGTGTATTTGGACTTGAAAGTAAGTTTAAAGATGAAAGTTTGGTAAAATATGCTCTAAAGCAGATTTCATCTTCCATAATTAAAAAAGCAAATTGGTCTATATTTGAGTCATACTTGTTAAAATGTGGCTATGGATTTCCAAACACTTTACAAATTATCGTTAATATTTTAAGCACATACAGTCATTTTAAGTATGAATTAAACCATAAGGCACTTGGACGATTTTGTAATAATCTAATAAAGTCGCATGCTATTTCTGACCATCATGGTGAGGTATCCTGGTTGCTATGGCTGTGTAAAGAAATAAAAATCCCGATAGAGAGAGAGGTAATTAGAGAAGTCGAAAGTATGTCTAGTAGTGTATGTAAACTTTTAATAATTGATCTATTCGAATCAGGAATAATAAAACACAATTTAAAAGTCGAAACACTAAAACAATTTTCCACTACAGAATCTCTTAGGACAAGTGACTGGCTCATATCATATGAAGCAGGAAGAAGATGCTGGCTTAAAAATAAAGATACTTCATTTATTAAAAATGACTTTTACTTTAACGCTCTATTGAAAAAATCAATTTCTTTCTATAATGAAAATGTTCAGTGTAAACCAATATTTGATTTCAAGACGGAATCATTGCCACTAGATTTTAAGAGTAACATTTTTGACTCTGATTTCGACATTCACAGATACTTTGAATTTGATGAATTGGATGAAGAATACTTTGATAGCAGTGATGATGATGATGACTTTCTTAATATATATGCTAATAGTCTGTAGCAATTGATTATTATTAGTGAATAAGGTAATTTGCTATACGAATAATAGCAAATTACCATTATTGATATAAGTTAAATAATCAGACTCCAATTCAGCCTTACATACTGTGACTCAACCATTAATAGAAGTTCCTCTGTCACCTTGTATGCTTCAGTTATCCGGTCTATTTCGTGCTGTAGAACTTGGATTACTGCGTTAACCTCGTTCTGCTTTAGCGGATCAATCGAGTGACGAATAGTGTTGCAAGTCTTAACCCATGCAGCAGATGAAACGTGTAGCTGAGATAGCTCGATAGTTCTTGCAAACACCGATGACTTTGACCTACCGCGCATAGCTTCAAATGTGCGGATCATTTCCATAAAGTCTTGCTTATCTCGTGTTAGGTTTTTAATGAGCTTGTTGTACTGACACTTAACTAAATCATTCATAGAACACACAACCTTATTGCTTGTTACCTTTGTGAAAGATGATTTCTTTAATGAAACTTATCGCTTGCTCTGGCGAGTCAAACAGGAACGGGCCGCTGTTATCTCCTAGCCATATCCATTTGTTTTCGGTCAACTCGCCCTTACACATCACTCGATGGGTTTTTGTCGGCTTTCCTTTGCTAAAAACGAAGTCCCAAAACAATGAATATTTAAAAGTGAGTCCTTCAATATCTGCGGCAATCTTCGCGTTTTCGCGCATCTTGGCACTTAACATCATGCCCTCCTTAGTGAATGCGAGTTTCTTGTTTCGCTTTCTCTAGATGGCGTAATGCTTCGCTCCAAGTGGCTGAGTTGCGTGCCTTAATAACCGCAACCTTGGCGCGTTGGGCGTTTGGAAGTTCAGAAATCAGATCGGTTATCTGATCACATGCCAGGTTAAACTCGTGAGTTTTGTATAACGAAAAGCTCAATAGCTCCGCATCTTCAAAATCACTAATTAGGTCGGTGATCCGCTTGTTCGCGGCTTGAATGGTTTGTTGATTCATGGTCTGGTTCCCTTGTGTTACTTAAACAAATGGCCGC